ATTAAACAACTCCCTTAATGTTACGTTTTATAGGCTTACCCCAAGATTCGTTCATTGGTCTGTAACCTATCGCCAAATATCTAAAAGCATCTGCGCCATGCGATGCCCAATCATGTCGAGGTCTTGAGCGCCAAGTCTTACCGTTTTCATCCCAATCTCGTGTGTAGTTTATCAAACAATCGATACCTTTTTCACATTTATTTGCATCAAACCAACATTTATGAATCATTGAACGTGCTGATTGAATGCCGTCATCTACTCTTAGGTCAGGTGCTATCTCTACATTTCTAATGCCTAAACCATCTAATGTCTCTAGTCTTGACTTGCCTGTGCCTAGTTCTCTAACCCTTACATCATGCGGTAATATGTGTTGTTCATACACGTAACCTTTCTCTTGTAATACGATAGCATAGTGGTCTAATCCAACACCTGATGCTTCGTAATAGTCAATGATGTGTATCTCTGTGCCGATGTACTGAGCAAACCAAATAGATGTTGAGTCGCCTATTCCTAAATCCCAAGCAGTTACTACACCCTTATCTCTATCGTATCTAACCTCACCTACTCTATCTTCTTCCTTAGCCAAGCGCATCTCTGTTGAATAGTAAGCGCCTTCACTGAATACTAAGAAGCCACCTTCCCAAATGTGTTCGTACATATCGATACGTTTGGCTTTGTCTTCTAGGCGTTCTGCCTCTAGTACATCTGGAAACCAAGGATTGTCAGTGTAATTGAGTTCAACTATCTTAGAGTTTTTAGGTGGTGATATTCTAAATCGTTCATGTGTTGCGCTGTACTTTGATTCGGGATTCCACGTTGCCCATATCTCTGAGCCTTCTTCTCGAACTGTTGGTATTAGTTTCTGCCATGCCATGTCGCTCATTGGTTCTGCCTCATCCACCCAAGCCAACATGATACGTGCCTTAGACTTAATAGCATCTAGTGAACGTCTTAGTCCTACAAAGGTGTAATGTATGTTGCCGTCTTTAGATCGAATGTACCTTTCACCCACCTCGTAATAATCGTTAAGCCAGTCTATTGACCTTATGGCGGTCTTGATTTCTTCTAGGGAAGAATCGTCAAGCGAGTTCATAAACTCCCTAGCGCAAAGTATCTGTCCGATCTTGCCACCCATGCCCCAACGATAACCCATCACCGCTGTCATTAGTGCAAAGGTTCTTGTCTTGCCTGAACCACGTCCACCCCAACTTCCTCTGTATCTTGCTTCTCCCTCGAATACAGGTACTAACTTAGGTGGTAACTCAATCTGTGCTTTACTCACTCTTAGCCACTAATTCAATAATAGTAGGCTTCATTGATCCATCGCTTGATTTTAAGTCTTGTTCGACTTTATCACTGTAGCCATGGTTGTGTAGCATTAACTTAACAATCGTTGAATTGAACTCACTTGTAAGCCCTTTGTTAAGCAATTCTGCCTCTTGTTTCTTCTTAATATTGCGTAACGTCCTCGAAAAATCAGGGTGTTTAGCCTTCCAATCATAGATAGTGCTGTCTGATAAATCAAGAACTAATGACAGTCCTGCGACACTTGGAACTACACTGTCCTTTTGATAAGTAGTAAGATAATCATCTGCTTTCTCTTGCATTGCTTCATTGTATTTTGTAGGTCGTCCTCTCTCTGCCATTAGTGTAACTCCTTTTTTATTCTATTATTTTGAATATTATCATTTTCTAATAATACTACTACATAAGGGATAAGTGACAAGTGCTCAGTAGCAAAACACTTTGTTTTGATTGTTTTCAATTTGCTGCCCTATCTCTCATGCTTAATCCAAATCTTGTTCTGATAAATTCATTGCCGGTTCTTTTTACAGCTTCATTCTCTACATAGGTGCAAAGCTCAATGAAGGTTTCTTTTGTTTGTCCTGCACTCTTGTAAAGATGGGCCAGTTCTTCTATGGCAAGCTTGGCTTGTTTGTAATCACCCTTGACTAATTCAACAATGGCTTCGTCAATCGTCTTATTGACTGTGTTCTCACTTATCTTTTTTTTCATATTCTCTGGTTTCAATCTCTAAGTATTGAGCCTCTTGTGCTAGGTCGTCTATTTCGTGGCAATTATGTCTGCCTTCGTTTTTTAGTTTGAGTATCTTCTTGGCCATACATCTGACTTTTTTTAAGATCTGCTCTGTTGTGTGCATCATCTGTTTATTCCCCAAATAATTAATTGTTCTATAACTTCTTGAACTGAGTGAACCACACCAACCTCTCCGCCAGCTTGTTCAATCCTTTCGATCATTGCTTTCTGAGTTATGCTCAATGCACCTGCTCTGGTGTCTGTCTTTGGTTTTTTAACTTCCAAGAAGTATGCCATTGAATCATTCACTATAGCTATATCTGGTACACCGCTCTTAACCCCTTCTGCCTTTAGTTTCTTAGCGGTTATTAGATTACGATTGCCCCCATTTGGAACGGCATACCACATCAAACCCCTAACATCTAGGTACTGAGCTATGGCTACTTGGACTTGTCTTTCAGTTTCTCGCATAACTGTTCAATGTCCTGTGCCAGGTACATGGTTTCGTTTTCTTTAGTCACTCTGGCAATCTTCTGAGAAAGCTCAAGTATTTGCTTAATTAACTTTTCCATTTTTCCCTTTCACTTTTTTGCGTGTTGGTGTCCAAGGGTTGTGTTTAATACCCACTTGCAATTCGATCTTCTCAACCCTTTTGCGTAATTCTTTAATTAGTGTTTCCATCAATATCCCAAATTAAAATAACTAAAAATGCAACCCATAACAGTGCTGCGCCTACTAAATATTCAAACATAACCCATTGCCTCTATATACAAATCCTCCGGTCTTGGCAAGGTGATCCCCAGTTGTGCCATTTCCATGTCTATCTTTTCTAAAAAATCCTTAAATTCCTTAACTTTTAAATTCTTAGAGCTTGGCTCTTTGATGTCTCCATCTTCATATTCAATTCTGATTAAGAATTTGTGCTTAAACCCAGTGTGCAGTCCTTTGTGCCACTTACTATCCTCAAAGTAATCATGCACTGGCATCCCTGTTTCTTGATTGATAATGCCTAACCACATCCAATACAGTTTGTTTTGCTTTTGTGATCGGGTGTCTTTGTCCTCTCTGATCTCAATGACTGCTCTTTGAGCATCAGGGTATTGGCTAAAGTGACTAACAATCATTGCCTCAACAATGTGTCTTTTTTCTTTGCTGCGTTGGATTATTCTTTTCATAAAAAATTCACACAAACAATCACAATAGGCAAAGCCACAAAAGGCAATTTGAGGCACGTATGGCACTCAATAATTTTCTTAATCATGTCTTATCAACCCCTGCTTAACCAATAACTCTTGAGTGCGTTTCATGGCTAGTAGGCCTTGATAATCTAACCACTCGATCTCATAGTTCATGTTCTTGCGTCTATCGTAAACTTCGTGGCAGGTAAAACAACTATAAAATCCATGAATATCAAGTGATTTCTGACCCATGCCAGCCCCATTGATATGAGCAAACACAGTGGTTTCGTTTTCACCACCGGATTGACAACCTTCGAGTCTTATCTGGCAAGGTTGTGCTTTTGCGGATTTAGTGATCTTGCTCATCTAACCCTCTTAACCGATAACTCAACAATCCAATTACATTTAACTTTTAAATTTGTCATCAAACAGTTGTCCATTAGTCTTAGTAAATAGCCATTGTTTAAGTTTTTATTGAGTAAATCAGTGGCTTTAAACCTGCCTAATCTGTCTGCCAGTAATAGCATTTCTTTAAAGATTGATCGAGTGTTGGGTAATAAAAAATCATTAGTCACAATGCCACTTTTCAAGGCTTGGTGGATTGAGTTATTGACAGCCATTTGGCCTATGACATCTTCCTCGTTCCAAACGATGTGTTCTTTTCTTATAGCCATTGCATTGATACCCCATTGTAATTATCAATCCACTGCAACGATTCATCGTGAAACCAAAATCCAAACTTCCCTGTAAATTCACCATTGCGTTGTTTATCAACAATGAATAAACCGTCTGGATCTGTGTATGAATACGAGCTTTTATTCTCAATGGCCTTTCTTTTTTCATCGTTCAAATGAATTAAAATTACATTAAATGCTAGGTTGGTGATTGAGGCAGAGCCTGATATGTCAAACTTACCAGGGATGTAGTTCTTTGCTCCTACTGGTGATTTCCGAGCATGAGTTACGAGGTGAATATGGATGTTAAATTCTTTGGCTTTGGTGCATAATTCAGCCACAAATCTTTTCTGTGTTTCGCCTTGTTCCTGATCCACACCACACATCATTAAACTATCAATCATTATGTGTTTAATGCCTTTTTGTTCTGCTGACCAATCAATCATGCTCATAATATCTTCTGATTGAACCACGTCTGTTTGATCGTATATCCACAAGCGTAAATCAGTTACATCTTCAAACTTCTGTCTAAAGTCTTGGGTGGGTTTTCTACCACCATAACCTTGTCTCAACATTCGTGCTATGGTCATGGATCCTTTCATTTCCATACTGGCAATTAATACGTTGGTATCTTTGGCTAACCATAATGCTGCTTGACCCATCACCAAGGACTTACCATTGCCATTGATACCTGACCAGATGGTTACTTCACCCATTCTAAATCTAAACAAGTTATGGGTTTTTTCCCAAGGTAACTTATCACCAGTTAAATGAACACCATCATCAAGCATTGCCATTGCTTCATCCAAGAAGTCACTAGCAGGTTTGATTAACTGACGTTGTGATTGAGATTTGTAATTTCTAAAATCATCAACAGAAACGTGATTCATAGTGCATGACTCCATTGATCAGCTTCTGCTGGTTTATCAAACGTATAGTCACACTTGATCGTTTGCCATTCATTTTTCATTATGACTTCCATGACTTGTTCAAAGCTCATGTTGTATTTGGTTGATACGGTATCAATATCATTAATCACACCACTTAATCCTTTTGTTGTTTTAAGTGGTTTTTTTATTTCCTTTCGATAATCAATTAATTTAATGGCTATTTGTTTTTTATCATTGTTAAATTTTGAAAGGTCAACACCTTTGTGTTTAGTGATTGTTTCTATATGATTGTTTATAGTGATTGTATTGGGTAACATTGTGTTACTAGGGGGTAACATTGTGTTACTAGGGTAGATGTCGTCAATGTTACTAGGTGGTATCAAATTGTTACTAGGGGGTGGTGTCATTGTGCTACTAGGGTTAGAATCCTTTTGTGTAGCGGTTTTAGGCTTGTTTACTGTGTAAATATTGCTCTGATTATCTCTGTTTGATAGTTTTCTCTTGTGGATAGAAATCAGTCCAAGCTCGCCTAAAGTGTTAATACTTCTAATTGCTGTCATTCTTGAACAATTTGCCAGTTTTGCTATCTTTTCATAACTTGGATAGCAACGATTATTATCGTCAGCATAATTAGCCAATAATAATAAAATCAACTTATTAACTGGTGATACATCTTCTACATTCACCACCATTGCCATTGCATCAAAACTCATTTAAACCCCTTTAATTGAAAAAATGAATCTAACCCTTTATCGAAAATTCTGCCTTCAAGTTCTTCAATAAATTCATCACGAGTAAGGTCGTACTCTAATAAGATAATAAGTTCAGCTATTGCAAGTGTTACCCTCGCACTATCAAGATGATCTTTAGGTTTGTAATCTTTATGTCTTAGTGCTTCTACTGAGTGTTCAGCAAGTTTTATCTCTAGTTTTAATTTCTTAATTTGGTCAATCATAGCTCAGTATTTCCTAAACCTGCC